AAAGCACCAACTAACTTATCATTATAGTTCCAGTCTTCTTCTTTTCTTCTCTCTATACAAGCGTCTTTTAACTTAGTAAAGATTATAGGGGGGATAGGTTCGTGCCAAATTTTCATCACAAGAATATTCTTCAAGGTAATCTTCTAATTTTCTTAGAAGTTTTATACTACATCTATCAGTAGTGTGACATAAATTGATGAGTTCTTTTATGTCTTGTTCTCTAAACTGCATCAGGTGTACTCAATAGCAAATAACATAGGTAGTTCCTTATTTTTATCGGCTTCTACATATGATATTATTCTAGCACCAGGATAGATTTTATTAGCTTGTTTCTTGATTTCCTGACGTTGAGGTTTTTTCAACTGTGGGAAAAATATCTGAACATTGTAAGGTCTACCTCGCCAAACCAACTCGACGAAATAATATTTACCATATTCATTCAGTCTAGAAGCTTCAGTTAACATTAGGATACTACTACTTGAACTTCTGTACAGTGAACTGTAGAACCAGAAGCAGTCTTAGGCATTATAGCATACTTCATTGAATTACGCACTTCTGCTGTTCCACTAAATGCTGAGAAACCAGAAGCATCTGTGCCACCTATTGTAAATGTATTAGGTGTAGCAGCAGTTACCTCAACATGAGATAGGTTGTAGTCGCCAACAGATGAACCAGTTACTGTAACGAAATCTCCTACCTTGATTTGATTATGATTACCACCAGATCTTTCTACTGTGAATACTACTGGGTTAGCAGCTGTAGCACCTGTGATACCCATACGTACTGGACTGTCACCTTTGACTATAATTGATTCGCCTTTCTCTACATACAAACTTGAGTTAGTGGCATTAGCATTTCCACCTATCTGTATGGCAGCACCGCCCTTTGCGACTTCAGCAGCGAAACGATAGATACCTGTCTTCACAGATAGTGCTGTACTTTGTGTGTTGGCAGCACTACCGACGGTCACCGTAGGTCCATCCTGCACTACTTTTAATACTGACATGTTAATAATAGTTGGTTCTTACTTATTTATCTTTGGAAGCATTCTTCAACATCTTCTGTAGTTCAGCGGTACTGCCTACAAATAGAGCATTGTTGACGGTAGAAGGTCCTTTCTTTACTTCCTGTTTTACTTCCTTTGTTTGCTTCTGAAGTGCCATTAGTTTATCAGCAACGTCACCGACATGCTTGATCAACTGTCCTGCTACTTCGTAAGCTCTAGGGTGATCACTTCCTTGTGCTACATCAAGTGCACCATCCACTGCCTCCTGTCCTTTCTCAATGAGAGAGTATAGGTTTGCTCTAGCATACTCATGATCATCTGTTACTTGATCATCAGATGTTTTAGGTTTGTGATCCTTCTTAGGTTTATCATCTGCGATGTCAAACGCTTTCTCTAAACCTCCAAAATTGTTATCCATAGAAAGAAGTCATCTCATTAAATCCGAAGTCATCGCCACTTTCCAGTAACGCTGTATCGGCAGTTGTAATAATATCTATAACTGAACCACTCGCATGAGCAGCTTGAGTGGTAGCATTTTGACCACGTGCCACAGTAATAGACACATCATTTGGTTTGGTCTTGACCTTCATGACCTCGTTATTGATCTCAATATAGTCACCTATATTGAACACAGTAGAGTCTACAACTGGTAGTGTTGATACCTTGTTATTGACTGATGCTGTTATGGTTAGACCAGTTCCATCACTATCCTTATCACGTAAGGCAACAGGTTCTACTATGTACTGAGCACGACGTACTGGAACTTTTGGTGATCCAGTATCGTATTCGACCTTTGCCTTCTTGATTGGTTTCTGTACAGATGTAGGTCCGAAGATGTATGCTTTGACAGTAAACGTAGCGTCAATAGTAGTGAGTTTACGTTGGTCAAAGTTACCCTCGTACTCGTCAGCATAGTTTAAACTGTTGAGAACGATTGGTATGTCACGATACTCATTGACATCATCTATTATTTTAATAGTGATATTGTATGAGGGTTGGAAGATGGGGACTATCTGTTCCACTATCTCCAATGCTTCGTCGTTTGTCTTAGATAATATAGACAAACTAAAGTCTAAGTTATATGGTACTGGGGTGTATATCTGTCTTACATTCTTACCATCTTTTACTTTGTCTACTGTTATAGGACTTAGTTTTCTGGAACTATCGTATGATAAACCTGAGAGTTCAAACGATATTCTGGGTAGTGTGATCGCTACCTTCTTGTTTAGTTCTGGTTGTCCTTCTAACCTAGCAAGAAATTTTTGCTTAGGACCATAGGCAAGGGGCACTTTCATTTTCTGAAAGGTTGTACCACCTGTCTCCTTCCTAACTTCTATGTTATTGAATAGTGTACCAAATCCAATGACACACTTCCTAATAACTTTATTGTATGTGTAATTACCTAACATGTTATGTTCCTATCCCAAATGGGTTTCCTTCACTGAAGTCAATAATGTCATCAGCAAGAGTTTCAAACGTCACAGACTCAGAGTATTTAGTATCAGTCGTTGCCATAGCGTCATAACTATGTATCGTTATTGACGCACCGCTAGTATTACCTACGAGTAACTCACCGATCTGGAAATCATCTGTTGGTGATTTTAGTTTTAACCAACCCTCAGACTTATTCCAATCTGCTACCATCGCAGTGCCACCAGTAGTTCCACCTGTAACTGTCTCTCCATCTTGGAAAGAACCAGATAGTCCAGATGGGACTGACTCTATGTCAAAGGCAGCAGTAGTATAACCACTACCACCGCTATCAATCACTATCCTTTCGACCGAATCATACCCCGACCCTTCATTGGTAATCTCAACTTTAATGAGTGTACCATTCGAGTCAAAAGTCGGAACGACCACAGGTTTGGTGCCTGAGCTAGAAGGATCAGTGAAATCAATAGTAGATCGAGATACATCATATCCCGCACCTCCGTTTAAAATTTTAAGACCTACCATCTTACCGTCTTTAACGGTAGGATCTAAGACAGCAGTTGACATAGGAATAGATCCACCTACGTTTACAACTATCATCTCAGCATGTGCTGTTGCTCCTGTGCCATCACCTGTAACAGTAACAGTAGGAGTGAAGTTGTACTTACTACCATTAGTAGTAATGATACCTTGAGATACTACATCACCATCTAATAGTGGAGTGGCAGAAGCAGATTCGCCAGGTGTTACAAGATAATAGTATTGTACAGTATAACCTGTATCTATCAACTCGTCATCCCCTGCGAAGAACTCTCCACCTTCGTCGCTGTACTCAAAGAGTTCTGCTTTCAGTTTATAAGTATAGTTCTTACCTAACTGATAGAACGGTTCTTCGTGTTCAACGAACTTGATCTCAAAATAGTTTGATGATAATGGGAAGTATATTAAATCTCCTTCTTGTGGTCTTTCTCCTACCTCTATATCTTGATCCAGTAGTAAAAACTGTGAGATAAGATCACTAAATCTCTGCTGTGAAATGACTAACGTTACTTCATCTGTTTGTCTGATACCAAACTTTGTAAGTAGATCTCCTCCACCTTGGAATCCATCAAAGTTTTCTAGGTATGCTTCTATAAGATATGAGTCATCGAACTGTGACTGTATCTCCTCGTTGAACACATTGTCTTTTGATATCAACTGTCTAGGGATATACAGTATATCCATACCAAACATCTTGATATATTCTTCAACAAGATTCTGCTGAAGGAACTGCTCGTTACGAGTACCGTGTGTAAAGAATACGTTTCTTGCCATTATCCGATCATATCCATTGGTGGCATTTCATACTTAGTCAACATCTCATCTTCTATCTTGTTCAACTCTTCTTGTGCCTGTTGATATATCTGTTCACCATTCATAGTAATACCACCTGGCAACTGTGCTCCATTGAACTTAGATAAGTTCTGACCCCACTGTCTCTTGATGAGTTGTGTAGTATATCTCTTGAGGAAGATGTCATCATATAGTGTAGTAAATGTAGAAGGATCTAATGCTCTGTAAGCATCAAAGACTATAAAGTCTCCGT